CGGTTCGCCATCTTGAATCTTCCTGAGTACATCTTCAGCTACCATATCCTTAATAACGCTCCCACGCTCTTTGGCATGGGCTCCTATCATCATTTTACCAAGAACGTCATCCTTGTCAACTGCAGAATCGGACGCAGCACGAATTTGTTTCCGGGCCTCATTGATGTGGCTTACATGCGAAAGATTGAGGATTTCCTTCACCTCCGCAGGGCTGCGGCCAAACTCAGCCTGGAAGGATTTGGAGAACTCCACCCCAGGATCTCGATCGGTGTTGGTGGAATTATCGTTGTCGCCCACTTCGTCGTCTCCTTCATTCTTGAGATAGGCCAGAATTTCATCTGGTTCCACACCCAGCAGACCACTAAGTTCCCTCGCCTCGGCCTCGGTAGGTTTGTAATTGGCGTCCTGAATCTTTGTCATCAGAGACCGGAAGTGAATGCCCTCCTGGGCTTCCTTCGTTTTCTTTGCGGCCTCCTCAAACTTCGCATCAGCCCCGGCTGACTTCTGCGCTAGGGATGTTAACTCCTCCAGGTTGACGGTTCGCTCCTCCCCATTGACTTTGATCGTGAAGGTATCGGCGGCTTTACCCGCACCGTCCTTCGTTTCTTTTGTACCAGTGTCGGCCCCTGCCTCTTTCCCGGTATCTTTCACGGCGTCCTCGTTTTTGTTTTCGTCAGCCATACCACACTTCTCCTGTAATCATGTATTCAACTTTAGACGGGCGGCATTCCACCCATTCCTTCCGGTCCTTGTAACATCCCCTCCGCTGAATCTTCAGAATATGGAAGCTGATCTGGGAACACGCCCATATTCACACGATGCTCCTCCAGGTGGGCCTCAAAGGCCTCCCTCACAACAGTCTCGGCAAGATAGTATTCGGGTCGAGCCATAAAGGTGAGGAGGACACTTTCATGAATTCTCCCTACATCGTAGTTTGATACCTTGATCTCGCCAGGTTTCTTCCCGTCCCCGAACAGTATGATGTTCTCCAACACCGCGCGGCGATAGGATTGCCATCCAAGCTCGTCTCCCACAGGGAGGTCGAGGGCTTGCTTACGGACTGCTTGATTGTATTCGTCTATGTTGATTCGCTGCTGGGCAAGAGCTTCTTTAAGCTCTGCCTTCATTTGAGAAGGGGAGGACGGAAGCTCACTTGCAACTGAAATCTCTACCTCATCAGGATATGGGATCGTATTTTCACTTAGCTCCATCGAGCCATCAGCAGTGTTGACCACGATCCCGGCTAAAGAATCGTCAAGACTAGAGATGCTGACAACCTTTTTATCGGTCCACATATCCTTCAAGATCCGCAACAGCGCCCGATAAACTCCACTGACGCCAGATGCGATATGCTTCGCTGTTGGGGACAGCGGAATTCCGGAGGTCTCATATAGGAGCCCAAGACCGGAAGCAGAGTCTACCCGCCCTGGCGACTCCCCAGACATCAAAGACTGAGGCTGATTCGCCACACGATCCATAAGCTGAGTCGCCAACTGGACGGCCTGCATCATCGGAGCCGTCATCTTTGCTGGCTCGATATTCTCCGGCTTGAGATCTGGACAAGTGTAGTCGGGCTCGTATCTCAATCTCTTGATGCCGTCCTGCCCTCGCTCCGCCTCCGTAGGAGTTCCGAGGGTGGTAGGCCAAAGCTGCAACCCATAGAGATCAAAATCCGCCACCGCCTCAAAGATGCTTGACAGGGCATACTCGATCTCGTTGTTGATAGGGATCAACAGATCCACGTAGCTCCGGCCCCAGAACGATCCCACTGGAATATCCCGGATAACGCGAATAGGCATAGGATACCGCATTTGAGCGTGATCGTGCCTATATAGCTCCTTGAACTTGGTTACGCCCGCGTACACGGAGTATTCCGCCAGATATCCGTCAGATGACTCTGTCCACGCCTCTACCAGGAGCGTTATCGGAACGTGGGTTTCGTCCTTTTTCTTCTTTCTGCCGCCCCCGGTATTCTCCGATGCATCCGACGTCCGAATAAAGAAACCGCCCCCGCCATCAGTTGTCGACAAAACCCCGTTTGGCCCACCATCGAAGCCATCTGGCATATTTCCCACGGGAATCTTAGTGTCCTCTACCCCCTTATACATCTTGGATCGGCTATTCGGGGTGAGAGCCAAGCCTTTCAGCCATTCCACCGGAACAGGGCGAATGCGCATCAACCCTCGTTGCCCTCCCGGACTAGCCACATCCACGGGTATCGGAAGAAGCTCCCACGGCATAATCACTTCCACGCCATGAGAATCCTCTCCCTCAATCCACAGGCCTAACCCCACGGTCCCAAACATGAGCAAGCTCGGGCACAACTCCATCTTCATCTCTTCAATTTTATCCCTCGACATAGCGGAATCCAGCACCACCTGAGCCACGCTAGACTTTCGTACCCCATCCAGAGAGATCCCTTTCTTCTTCACCTTTGGAGACATATCGATCGCCAAAAGCCGCCCCAGCTGAGCCATATACTTGGCCACAATCTCATCATTCCGGAACTTCATCACCCCGGCTTCGTTGAGATACCCCACCGACACCGTTCCCGCCTCATAGTCTGTATGGCTAAACTCCCGTAGCCCCTGCAAGTACATATTGGCGATCCACCATCGGACGGAGTGAGGATTCCTAAGACTCTTTCCGTGCGACACCATCTGGGCAATCGCATCCTCGCGCTGTACTTTATCCTTCGGAAAAGTGAATTGGTACGACATTACTATTCCTCAGTAACAAGCTTGAAAGTCTGATCGAATTCATACATTCCACCCCCCAGATCAATAACTCCGGGGCGTCCGTATAGAATGAACTTAATGACTCGACCGTCTAAAACCAAAGGGCCTACAAACAAACACATTCTGCCGATCACTTGAGACAGCCCACAAGCCGTAAATTTACTTCCATTGTGCTCATACCTTTCACAAGCCCAAACTATCGCTAAACCAAGAGGATCACCCATCTCTTTCTCCTACATAGAACCCATAGTCATTGTGAAGCCAGATTTCTTATCGTCCTTCTTTGCCACTCCACTCAACTTATCAGGCTTCGTCGGCCTCTGCGGAGGAACGTCTTTCATAGCTCTCGCCAGGAGTACGCGGCTGGCCTTCCCATCCTTCTCCCCAACACTCCATGCTAGGAGAAGAAGTTCATTCATCTTTGACAATCTTCTTGACATCTCCCGTATAGTCACGCAAAGAACGTAGACTAGGAGGACGATAAGGCCAAATACAACCATAACGGCTGGTATGAGCAAGGATAAGTTATCCATAGAAAGTTCTCCTTCAAATGTATTATAGCCCCTGCGAGGATTGTTTCCTACCTTTATTTTTCAGAAAAACGGAAGTCATCGGGGTCTCCTGGTGGGGGTGGCGCGGGGACGCTCGCGGCGTTTGGAAAATTTCACACGACCCTTGCCCCGTGCCTTTTGGGAGAGAATGTTTAGCATTTCATCTGACAACTCTGCGGAGCCAATACCGGAGAGGACGGGCATCCCAGCCACGACAGGCTTTTCCTTGATGATGCGTTCGGTTAAAGAACAGACTCCGCGCTCACGGCGGAATTTGCGACCCTTGGTTTTCACGACATGTTTGCTCATCGATAAAGTATCAATCGCATCGTCGTGGGGGAGAAGCGCTAGGTCCATCGTGAAATCTTTGGTTTGCGCATAAAGCTGATCGTATGGCCACGTTCCGCTTAGGTGTGACGGATACTTGATTCGGCCGGAGTTGAACCGCCACTCCAGGGCCGCGATCCGGTCAGCTTTGCTCTCACGCGCGGGGTACTTGATAGGGAAGACTCTCCCGATCCACTTATCATTTCTGACTTCGTTTTGCTCCTCAGCGTAGACCTCATAAGCTTCTGCGAAATCCTTTTGCATCCCCACCGCTTCGATTCCGACCAGGCGCACATGCCAAGCTAGGCCCGTCTCATATATGAGGCGCATAAGAGTATCGTTAGACGCGCGGCCCATCCACATGTGCAGGACCCACATGGTTCCTGTTGTGTCGAACCCACAAATTGCTATGCAGGAGTAGTCCGAGTGGTTCGTCTTCCCGTAGGCATAATCGAACAGGAGGATACGAAACATCGGTAGGACAAGCTCGTTGAATTTTCCTGTTTTCTCCGTGAAGAAGCGCGCTCCTCCCTCCTCCTTCGCAGCCTCGAATACCCGCTCCTGCCATGCCACTACGTTGGTATTGGCAAGAGGGTTAGCTCCATTGAACTCGCCCACGACCTCATACTCATTCTTACGATCGTCTATCTTTAGAAGGCGATCCTGGCTGGATACCGGCTCGTTCAAATACTCCGAAGCAAAAGCAGCTGGGCCAATCTCCTCCAACCGAGCCTCAAGGATTTCCCAAGACCACTTAGAGGGCCATAGCAAATGTCGCGTCCCATCCTCGTCTTCTTCTCGGGCTTTGTATAGCTTCCGATTCCAGTAGTTGAATCGAGAGTCATCCCCCCGCAGAGATCGGTACAGGAAAGACTTCCTATCAATCAGGGTTCCAACCCAAAATGCACACGACCCACTTTCAAGCATGGGGATGATTTGCTTAAACAGAATCGTCTCAAACTTATCAATGACAGTCTGCCGGGAAGACTCGGAGTCACTATCTGGATCGTTTTCCGGATCGTCAAGAATGAACAACGCAGGACGGCCTCCACGCTTCTTCCCCATGACACTGAGGCCCTTCAACGTGGACCCGTTCGTCAAGCTCAGATGATGTAGACTCCACAGATCGTCACCGCGCTTAGGCTTTACCACTCCAAAATCTTGAATAATCAATTCATTGTGCTCAAGCTGACGCCGGATCTTGGCAAACGTCTCCTCCACCAGCTTATCAATCGATAACCCCAAAATGATCTCATACCCAGGTCGCGTAAGCAGAAGAAGAAGAACGGACTCAATCGAGATCACAGTGGATTTTGCAAATCCGCGAGGAGCAGCGACAGCATTACGACCGTGTGACGCCAGATCATACACCAACTCATAATGGAAATCTGGGGAGATTTGGCAACCGCGTTTATAAAAGACCGCCTCCTTTGTCTGCGCTAAGTAGACACGACGGAAGAAATCCCACGCTACCACGAACCGCTCCGGAGAACTATGGTCTCGCAAGACGGCTAACCTAGCTGCGTGCTGCTCCTGCGGCTCCATCTCCGGATAGTTCAGAGGCAAAGGCCAATAAGGATTCTCAGGGTCTCGAAGCCCTTTCTTGTCTAACCAATCCATTATGCCTCTTAGAGTCTTCCAGCTTCCAAATCATCGAAGGCTTCTTGCACCCGCCCCAAAATTCCGAGTACGGAGCATAGAGCGAAGAAGCACAATACACCACACGTCCATTCCGTATTATCAATGCAGTTACCCATGATAACCTTCAAGGAAGGCCAATTCTTTTGTA